CTCCGCATGGATATCCAGACCAAAAATGGATGGATAATCACGAAAAAGAACTCAAAAAGTTGAGAACCACAATGGATAAACAACAAAAAGAGTTCTATAAAGAACATATAAACGAATCAAACCTCCTAATGGAAGGTGGTGCGTACGGACACATGAACCACCCATTCGATACTGATATCAATTTAACCTTTGGACAACTAAAAGATATCGTAAACAGAGCACTGGAAGGTAACTTAGAGTTAGCAAGAGAGAAAACTGATGGTCAAGCTCTTGCAATTTCATGGAGAGATGGTAGATTAGTAGCAGCAAGAAACAAAGGACACCTAAAAAACAGAGGTGAGAACGCTTTAGACATCAAAGGAGTAGCTGATAAGTTCGCTGGTAGGGGTGAATTGGAAAAGGCTTATAACTTTGCAATGCAAGACCTTTCAAAAGCAATAAGTTCACTTACTGAAAAACAAAGAAACAAGATTTTTAGAGGTGGAAGTTGTTTTATGAACCTTGAAGTAATATATCCATCCAATGCAAACGTAATTCCTTATGGTCAAGCGTTACTTGTGTTCCATGGAACGATGGAATATAATGATGATGGTGTTGCAATTGGTGAAAATCAAGAAGCAGCAACTATTTTAGCGGGTATGATTAAACAAGTTAATCAAAATGTACAAGACAATTATACTATACAAGGTCCTCCTGTAATAAAATTACCAAAATCACAAAACCTTTCATCAAAAAAATCAATATATACATCTAAAATATCTAAATTACAAAAAGAATTTAAATTAAAGGACACCGATGGAGTTGGTAATTACCACCAATCGTGGTGGGAACAGTGGGTAGACAAAAATTCACCTTCATCCTTAGATAATAGAACAAAAATGGGTCTTGTTAAAAGATGGGCTTTCTATGATAAAGGATTTAGAATTGATAAAAATAACATAAAAGACGAAAAAACTTTAAATTGGGCATTAAAAACAGATAAAGATGACCAAAAGAAGATTGCTAAGAAAAATTTGATGAAATTCGAAGATATTTTCTTAGGTTTAGGAGCAGAGGTATTACAATTTACTTCATCAGTACTAACTGTGAACCCTGATAAGGCAGTTCGTGATATGAAGAAACGAATTGATAAGACAATAAAGGATGTTAGAAAATCAGGTGACCCAAAAAAGATAGAAAAACTTAAATTAGAACTTCAAAGATTAAAATCTATTGGTGGAAAGGACAAAATAGTACCTAATGAGGGTATTGTGTTTGTTTATAACGGAAGTACCTTTAAGTTAACAGGAACATTCGCTCCTGTTAATCAATTATTAGGTATTTTCATGAGAGGATAGTGTTTTTCCAATTATTATATATTTATATATAAAATTATAACCTAATATATAACAATGGGTAAAGAATTCAAAAAGAAATATATGCACCCAACTCGTAGAAAGTTGGTAGATATGATTCATACTGGAAAGTATGATAAAAATGCAACTATTGGGTACGAGGGTAAGAAAGAAACTCGTAAAGTAGGTGATGTTTGGGAAGATGAACACCACAGATACGAAAAGAAAGAAGGATTCATTGTAAAGACAGGAAAAAACTCTGAAGAATTCCAAAAAATTAGAGAATATCTAAGACAAAAATCAGAATGTAAAAATTCTGATTGTAAAACCATAAAAATAACCAAAAAAGATAAACAATTTATCGAAAAAGGTGGTTATTGTATGAATTGTACAATTGATAGAGAACATATCATTAAAACATCCGGTCTTTGGAAAGAATATGAAACATATAAGGTAACTACTCGTATGATAATCTTCGGAAAGACAAAATTAGATGCATATAGACAATCACTTGATGATTTAAAAGAAGAATACGAAATGGTTGGTTCCGAAGGAAAAGTTACAGAAACTTGGAAACTACCAAAACCTATTGAAGAAGTTCGTTCTGAGATAAACGAATTAATTTATAGTGGAAGTATAGAGATAGAGGTTTTAGAAAAAGACAGAACTCAAGCTTTCGATAAGTTACGAGAAGCTAACATGGAGCATTATTTATGAGTGGTACACGATACACAAATATGTTAATTGTTATCTGTATGACCTTTTTGGCATTCACCCTATTCAATGTCAGAGGTTTAAAAACAGATATTGAAGGCTTCAATGAAAGAATTGATAACATTGGAGCTGAAATAGATTCTATCCAAACTATGAACAAGGAATTAGATGGTTTAATAGAATCGTTACACACAGAACTCGAACTAATCGATGGTGATATAGATAGAGTACAAAACAACATTTTTACAATAAGGAGAAATACAGATGAGAAAAAGAATTCTGTTGATAATCTTACTATTAGTGAGCTTCAAGAGTTTTTCGCAAAACGATACGATAGTATCCTTACGAGAACCAGTAGCGAAACTAGTAATTAAAGATTTAATCGAAGGTGATGGTACTAAAGTAGAGTTAATCTCTACATTGGAACTCTTAAAATTAGAACAAAAGAAAGTTGTTCTAAAAGATTCTGTTATTGGTACTCTAAACATCAAAGTTCTAAACTTAGAAGATATCATTGGTAAAAAAGATGAACAATTCGATTTAGAAAAAGAGAAATCTAAACAATTAGAAAAAGAACTAAAAGGACAAAGAAGAAAAACCTTCTTGTATAAGGTAGGAACCTACGTTGGTGCAGGAGCACTTCTTGTTTTATTTGGAACTAAATAAAAATGGCTAAACAAAGTTTAAAGGAAATAATAAAAATTGAGTACCAGAAGTGTGCATCAGACCCGATATACTTCATGAAGAAGTATTGTATGATACAACATCCAGTTCGTGGTAAAATTCCTTTTCACTTATACCAATTCCAAGAAAGAACCCTTACTCAATTTAAAGACCATCGATATAACATTATCCTCAAATCAAGACAGACGGGTATTTCAACTTTAACTGCTGGATTTTCACTTTGGAAAATGTTATTCAACCAAGATTTTAACGTATTGGTAATTGCAACCAAACAAGAGGTTGCAAAAAACTTGGTAACAAAGGTTCGAGTAATGAATCAATATCTTCCAAGTTGGTTAAAACAAACAACGGTAGAAGATAACAAGTTATCTCTACGATACTCCAATGGCTCACAAATAAAAGCAACTTCAGCAGCTGGAGATGCAGGTCGTTCTGAAGCACTATCTCTATTAGTATTTGATGAGGCAGCCTTTATCGATAAGATTGAAGAAATTTGGGTATCTGCACAATCTACCTTATCAACTGGTGGTAATGCAATTATCTTATCTACTCCAAATGGGGTGGGTAACTTCTTTCACAAAACTTGGGTAGGTGCAGAAGAAGGAACAAATACATTTAATACAATCAGATTACATTGGTCAGTTCATCCAGAGAGAGACAAAAGTTGGAGAGATGAACAGGAAGTTCTATTAGGACCAAAAGGAGCAGCACAAGAATGTGATTGTGATTTCGTATCTTCGGGTGATACAGTTATCGACCCACAACTTCTAATGTTCTACAAAGAATCTTATGTACAAGAACCAGTAGAAAAGACTGGGTTCGATGGAAACCTTTGGAAATGGGAATATCCAAACTATCAGAAATCTTATATGGTCGTTGCCGATGTTGCTCGTGGAGATTCTGCCGATTTCTCGGCATGTCATGTAATTGATATAGAAGAATCCTCACAAGTTGCTGAATATAAAGGTAAGTTAGATACCAAAGATTTTGGAAACTTCCTTGTATCTCTTGCTACTGATTACAACAACGCTCTACTCGTAATTGAAAACGCAAATATTGGTTGGGCAGTAATCCAACAAGTAATTGATAGAGGATATGGAAACCTTTTCTACATGAGTAAAGATTTAAAGTATGTGGATGTAGAAAATCAGTTACATAACAAATACAATAGAGAAGAAAGAAGCATGACAGCAGGTTTCTCAACAACTTCTAAAACACGACCTCTAATTATCTCAAAGTTAGAACAATATGTTAGAGAAAAGGATATTACTATTCGTTCTTCAAGAACCATAGATGAGTTATTTACATTTATATGGAATGGTAATCGTGCCGAAGCAATGAGAGGATATAACGATGATTTAACGATGTCTTTAGCAATTTCACTATGGGTTAGAGATACTGCACTTAGATTAAGACAAGAGGGAGTTGATTTAACTAAACAAGCATTGGGTGGTATTGGGGCACATTCTTTAGATGTAGCAGGAATGGGATTTGGTGGTAATTCAGCATTGGAACAAAACCCATGGCAAATGAGAGTTGGTGATTCAAACGAGGATTTAACTTGGTTAATTAAATAACTCTATATTTATATATTAGGAGAAATAATATGATATCATTACAAGAACTATTGAACGAAGAAATACATTCAGAAGAATACATGGTAGAAAACTATCACGATATCAAAGAATTCTGTGAATTTATGAAAGAATACAAACCTGATATGAACGAAGCTGAGTATCAAGGTAGAACAGTAAAACTTGGTAAACCGATGCAAGGTGATGTCAAGAAATTCAAAGTATATGTTAAAAATCCCCAAGGAAACGTTGTCAAAGTAAACTTTGGACATGGTGGAAGTTCTGCAAAGGGTAAAACGATGTCAATCAAGAAATCAGACCCAGCAAGACGTAAAGCTTTTAGAGCAAGACACAACTGTGATAATCCAGGTCCAAGACATAAGGCTAGATATTGGTCTTGTAGAAAGTGGTAAAAACAAAAACAATAAAGGTTATAAATTAAAAAACAATAGAAAATGGCAGATACTTCATTTTTTGGGAGATTAACAAAACTTTTTCGTTCTCAAGCAATCGTAACGGTTGATGAGGATGGTAAGAGAAAAGTGTTTGATGGTG